CTGACGGTGCTGAGATTGCATCAGGTATCATGCAGGCGATCCCTAACGCCGATGGTACTGAAGTCTACCTGGAGTCGACAGCTAACGGTGCTTCAGGATACTTCTATAACCAGTGGATGCAGGCGGCACCACCTCGTAACACGTCTCTGACAGATGCGGATCACTCCGGGTTTATCCGAGCATTCGTACCGTGGTTCTCGCAACCTGAGTACGCTGAACCTGCGCCTGAGAGCATGACATACACCGACGAAGAAGCGAAGTATGCACGATTGCATGGACTGACACGTGACCAGATGTTCTGGCGTCGTATGAAGATAAAGTCGTTAGATGGTGATACCCGTCGTTTTTCACGCGATTACCCCGCGACAGCTGAAGCAGCCTTTGAGTCTACCGGTGATAATCTGTTGATTAGCGGTGACATGAAAGAGGTGGTCAAGGCCGACTTGTCCAAGGAAATTGAGCGCATTCTCAAGACCCAGGAAGACAGGGGAACAAATGCGTTTCTCGATGCCCGGCTAGCATCGGCAACGCGCCAGATCGACAGCATCGACAACGGCATCGAAAAGCCTTTCCTGTCGTTCATGGGGTTCACCACGCCGGTCATGTTTGACCGCTATGTTGACTTCGAGACGGCCACCAACGGCTTTTTCGGGCGCAGCGTTATTTTCAATGAGCGCGATACGGCCCCAGCCACAAAGGTTGATTACGCGCCGCAAGCCATGCCCGAAAGCATGGAGAATACGCTTCGCATGATCGCTAGCGGGGGAGACTTCGATGGATCCGCACCGGGGCGCGTCGAATATTATGGCGAGCGGTACAAGGTGCCGACCGATGCGGAAGGCGATGCCATGCTGGCCGCAATCAACGATTGGTTTGACGAACAGGCCATCGCACACAGGTCCAGCAGTGGCCTTGAGGCGCTTTATCTACGCTCCTACCAGATGGTTTCCAAGGTGTCGTTCATCCTTGCCATCCCTGAGCGCCTCAGGACCGCTGAGCATGTCCGCTGGGCCTTTGCATTGGTCCGTAGGGACGTTGAAGAGAAGGCGCGCCTTGTGACCGCCAACGACAGCCAGAAAGATAACCCCATGCTGGCCATGCAGGCGCGCATTGCGAACGTCTGCGCCAGTGATGAAGGCGAGACGTTGGGCGTGATCCTGAACAAGCTGCGACCCGCGAAAAAGGAAAGTGTCGAGAAGGCGTTGGCCTCCATGGAGCGCGCGAACATGATCAAGCGGGTTTCGGCGGGCAGGCTCTACAAGGGCCGAACGGTCGAAAAATACGTGTTTTGCGGCTAAATCGTAGTGAGACGGAAATCTCGCTAAGATGGAAAACTACGATTAAGTGCATGAAATTGCACGGAAAACACATCATAGTTAGTCTTAGCGACGTTCCTGACATAAAGACACAAATATGGGGACACAGATATAGGGATTATAGAATATAGACTAGAGACTGTTTTAGGACATACAGATATATATATCTATATATATATCTCTATGATCTCTATATATAGAGATTTATCCAATGAAATCAAAGGGTTACATCTTAGGCCAATCTTAGGGCCACAAACTAGGTTTGCTAACATGCAGGAGGACTTAAAAATGATCGTTTATCTCTGTGATTGCCACCCGCACCGGGTCGCGCCGTCCGTCATGTTCATGGGCGACAAGTGGCGGGTAGATTGGCGGGACTTTCACACGGTTGGTCAGCAGGCGCATTTCGATACCGAACGGGAGGCGCGGGATTTTGCTTTTGTGCTGCACGCCAAGTCCGGGGTGATCGACGAGGAGGAGCTAGGCGGCTGCATATGGGAAGCACTGGCGATATGGGAGAGTTGCGGGCATTCGTATTGCATCGTGAAGTAGACCCCGCTACACTGCCCCGCAACAAGGAGAACGAGCATGGATGAAGTCTGCCAGAACTGCGCATTTTACGTCGAGGCCCCGGCCAAGCGCCACGGGTTTTGCAAGGTCGCCCCGCCTGTCTTCGTCGGGCGTGAGGAAGACGGGTATCCCAGGTTCTACAATCCGACCGTCTCGCCGAACTCGTTTTGCCGGGAATGGGAGGAGCGGTGATGGCCAGCAATCGCACCATCGCGCGGATGTACAATCAGGGCGCTTTGCAATCCGAGTTCGGCGGCACTGCTGGCGGCAAGGAAAGCCGAACGGTGACTGCTGGGCACGGTGGCGCATTCATCGCCATGCACAACACGGCATTGCCACCTGTTGCTGAGTTCGATGCTTTCGTTTCACTGCAACTCGCCAAGACGCGCGGAAAGCAAAGCAAGATGACCGGCGCAAAGTTAAAGCGCGTTTCTATGATGCGGCGCAATGGCTGCACCCTCAAGGAATGTGGGCGTGCAATTGGCGTGTCTGGGCCTTGTGTGAAGGACTGGTGCGACCGGCTTCCTGCTGCGCTTGGGGGTGCGTGATGGGATACGCTTGGCAAATTCTTGGTGCCATCGCCATCTTCGCAACAGACAGCACAATCGAAGGATTGATCCTGCTTGTTGGCGGGACTATCCTGAACGCCATCGACACCGCAGTCGCAAGGATCAAGGTGAAGTGATGCATCCCGCAATTTATCCGACGCTGCAAGAGCGCGCAGCCCAGTGCGCAGCGACCGATGGCGGCATTGCTCGGTGTATGGTGCATATTGCGGGCGAGACTTATTTCAGGAAGCCCGCAGAAATGTCAGCACAACCACAATGGTGGAAGTTGCAGGCCGCTGAAATGATTGCCCGCGTTGTACGGGATGCAGTGAAATGAAAACGATCCGCACCGATCGCGCGCGCGAGAAGTTTCTGGAGGTTCTGGAAGCGACTTGCAACGTCACCGCAGCTTGCCGCGCTGCAAAGGTTGGGCGCTCTGCAATGTATGCTTGGCGGAACGACGATCCGGAGTTCGCAAGGGCGTGGGCTGATGCGGAAGCCAGCGCAATCGACAACCTGGAGGGCGTGGCTTACGAACGCGGCATGACCGGGCAATCTGACAAGCTGATTGAAATCCTGTTGAAAGGCCATCGCCCGGAGCGGTACGTTGAAAAGCAGCGCATGACCTTTGAAGGCGAGATGGTCCACAAGATCGAGCGCAAGGTTATCAAGTGAGCCGCACGATCGAGATCGCCACGCCGGAATGGATGCTGCCGTTTCTTGATCCGGCGCGATACAAGGGCGCGCATGGCGGGCGCGGTTCGGGCAAGTCCCATGCGTTCGCGGAGCTGATGATCGAAGCGCACGTGTTGGATCAAGAGCGGCGTTCGGTCTGCGTCCGCGAAGTGCAGAAATCACTGGCGCAATCGGTCAAGCGCCTGCTGGAAATGAAGATCGAAGCACTTGGCGTTTCCGATTATTTCGAGGTGCAGGAAGCTGTCATTAAATCCCGGCGCGGTTCCGGGATGATCATATTCCAGGGTATGCAGAACCACACGGCGGACAGCATCAAGTCGCTGGAAGGTTACGACTGCGCATGGTGCGAGGAGGCGCAGTCACTTAGCCAACGATCTCTTGACCTGCTGCGTCCGACGATCCGTAAGCCCGGTTCCGAGTTGTGGTTTACATGGAACCCAGGCCAAGCCAGCGACCCGGTTGACGTGCTGTTGCGCGGTGACAATCCTCCGCCGAACGCTGTCATTCGGGAGGTCAACTTTCGTGACAACCCGTTCTTCCCTGACGTGCTGCGCGATGAAATGGAATACGACCGGGGCCGCGATCCGGATAAGTACAATCATATCTGGCTTGGCGGATACGTGGCGAACAGCGAGGCTCGCGTGTTCCGCAATTGGCGCATCGAGGATTTTGAAGCACCAGCCGATGCCACGCACCGCTTTGGCGCGGACTGGGGCTTTGCAACTGACCCAAGCGTATTGATCCGCTGCCATATCATCGGCAGGACGCTTTACATCGATTACGAAGCCTACCGCGTCGGCTGCGAGATCATGGACACGCCTAGCCTGTTTATGGAGGTTCCAGACGCCGAACGTTGGCCTATCACGGCGGATAGCTCCCGGCCTGAGACGATCAGCCATATGCGCCGCAACGGCTTCCCCAAGATCGTCGGAGCGGTCAAGGGGCCTAAGTCTGTTGAGGATGGCGTCGAGTGGCTCAAGTCATATGATATCGTTGTGCACCCGCGCTGCGTTCACACGATCGACGAATTGACCTGCTACAGTTACAAGGTTGATCCGCAGACACAGTTGGTCTTGCCTGTGCTGGCTGACAAGGATAACCACGTCATCGACGCCTTGCGCTATGCCTGCGAAGGTGTGCGCCGCGCGATGAACGGCAAGCG